GGTCTCGGTGCGGTCCCAACCCTGCGCCCGCACGCTCTATAGCTAAGCGGCCGACTAGGTAGGAGCTGCCAGTGTCTCCCGTCACCTGTCCATCAAATTTAGCCAGTAGCGCGTTCTTAAATTTATCTGCAAAGAACGCTGCCTTAAAGGCATCCCAAAACAGCAACTTGGGGTCTCGCAAGTAGCGATCATACTTCGCCGCCCCATCCGCAAACTCCACTACCCCAGGGTCTAGCACTAAGTCGAGCTGCTTTGAGTAGTCAGTAGCTTGATACATCTCGCCCCACTGAGGGAAGTTCTCCAGCATCAGGTTGTAATACCAGTCGGGGAATAGGTTATCCACAACAAGATGCGTATAGGGCTCGTGGTGGAAGGCGGTGCTGCGTATTTGTCGAATAGCGTGGTTTCTTGCCTTGTTAACATTCATGCTAGTGCCCTCTCGCACCGCTGCTGCGGCAGCGTAGTGTGTGGAATGATGATGTAGCAGGAAAAAAGAAGCAGGGAGCGGACGTTGCGGGCGGCGGGAGTGCAGGAGGATGTTGTCCGCTCCCTGCTTACAGACTGTATACGCTTGCCCATAGGTTCTCCCTTTCTAGGCAAAGGCAGAGGGTAGTAATAGCAATACCACCCTCTACAGGTTTTTGTTACTACGCAGCAGGCGTGTTATCAGACCCGCCCAGGATCAGCACACCAGCAATATCGGCATCATCCGAAGACGCAGCACTAAACGTAGCCGTTAGCATCACGCGTACGCGCTGCTTCAGCTTACCCACGTCCAGGTCATACTCCAGCACCTCATCACCCGTCTGGGCAGAGCCCGCAGAGGTGGAGCCAAACACCTTAGTCACCGAGGCGTTGCCATCCTTATCAGTAACATCAGCAAAACTACCACCAGGGTCTGCATGCTCGACGTTACTCACAATGGTCACCGTCTCATTGGCGCCCAGGGAGTAGCTGACGGGGATGCTCACCTTGCCACTCAAAAAGAGCTGATTACCAGGCGTAGTGTTACCACGGTCAATGGTGACCCCCGTTTGCTCTGAACCATCGGCGCCCGAGCCAGCAGTTAGCGTAACGGGGTTGAACGCATTCTTGGTAACAATCTGTGCGCCAATGTCTCTCTGATTCCAAGTCATTTCATTTTACCTCACAAAAGTGAGAGGAGGTGGGGGCTATCAAGCCCCCACAACCACTCGATTGTTACTCAATTAAGCACCCCACGTAACGCCGGTCTTGATGGCCACACCTTCCTCGTGCGCCACGGCAAAATCGTGGTGGGTAATCGCGCGGACAAGCGTCTCATCCCGCTCAAAAGCGGATACAAGACTACTGCCCTCAGTGTAACTAGCGGACGCATCAACCTCAATCTCCATGCCACCAGACTCACCAATGATCACGTCTTCCATATTTACAAAGTAAATCTCAGACTCATTGGTGCCACCACCAAGATTCTTGGGGATGTTGTTGGTGACAAATACGGGGAAGTCAAAGATTCGCGGGTTAGCTCCACGGATTTCGGGGAAGATCAGCTCTCCACCGTTACCCTCACGCAGCGTGACAAGGAAGTTCTTACTACGCGGATTCATAAAGATCGCAACCCGGTCAACGCTGACGTTGCTCTGCTCCAGCGAGTCAATCAGATCACGCACGTCCTGCTCAACCTGGGCGGAGGTGGTGCCATTACTAGCAGTAACATTACCGCTAGCGGCCCAAAAACGCAGACCCTTCGGCTTGTTCTCCGTACCATCATCACGCAAAAAGGCAGCGTCCTCTCGGACGGCAATCCTGCGCACAATGTCATTCCTGACCCAACGGTCAGCGCTATCACCGGCGTCGAAGCGCAGCAGGTCGTTACTAACAGGCACAAGTGCAGTTAGCTTCTTGGCCGTCATCACACTCTGGCCGCCACTCGGCTCGGAGGTCGGGATGGCCTGCGACTCCCCAACATAGTTAGCCGCCACGCTACCCGTGTGTTTGGGGAGGGTAAGCGAGCCGCTATTCATGGGCAGCACCTGGGGGTTAGCCCGACGGACTACAGATCGGTTGTACAAAAACTCAATGACCCCAGAGGCAAACTCAGGCTGTACCAAAAAGCCACCGGCCCCTAGGTCACCAGCCTGTAGGGACTTCACAACCGCATGTCCCAGCTCGTCCTTCCAAGTCTCATTGGCAGCCCTCTCGGCCCATGCCGCCGCGCGGTTAATGTCACCCTTCGCGGCCGCTAGTGCACGTACCAGACGTGCAGCGCCAATCCCCTCATCCTTATACTCCTTGCGGGCGGGGGTAGAGGTGCTGTGCTGCTGCCGAAACTCATCAGCCCACTGCTTCTGTGATTCAAGTAGCGGATTCATGGCGTCTGCGACAGTCTCATTCACTGCCGACTTAACCATGCTCTGCAACTCTTCTCTCGTCATCTTAGGCATCTTAAATTACCTCAAGTAATTGCCCAATCCTTTTGAGGGAGAGGGCAACTCGTACTATCAATCAACCTTACCTCTCATCTTGTTGATGTGCTTCTTTAGCTCTTCTTCAACAAGCGCCGGTAGGTCCTGCTGGAGTACATCCATTAACAGCTCTTCGTAGCCGTTGTTCTCATCTCCAACATCATCACTATCGGATTCATCAAAGTCTATGTCAATTGTATCAGCAGAGGCAACTCTATCGGCGACATCTTTTTCCTCATCAAGCGCTGAGTTAAGCACTTGAGACAGCTCAGCCGTATTGTCCCTCAACGATCGCAAAAGACGCCTCTGCGGACGGTTGGCTTTTAAGGCATCCAAATCCATTACCTCATTGGTAATAGCCTCCAAAACCCTGTCAATATCCTCAATCAACGCCTCCGTAACGCAGACAGGATCGAACGCACGCTCTTCCTCGTCTTCTACGTCTACGGTTTCTACCTCTTCAGCCGGCTCATCCACCGACTTACCATTGGCAGAGGTATTCATATCAACGCCTTCATCATCGTCACCACCTTCGGTGGTTTCATCAACCTCTTCGCTGGGCTCCTCAACCTCTTCTCCCCTCACCTCAACCCCTAACACGGACAAACACGCAGCATCGGACAGCACCGTTCCAAACAACTTATCAAAGCACCTCTTGATGTCGTCGCCCTCGGCACCCTTGATGGCGTCAAGGTACTCAGTCCAAGCCGCCTCCTCCGCCCACGGCGCCTCTAAATCAAACTGATGGTAGTGGTTAGTCAAGTGCTCTTTCGCAGCATCAAGCTGCTCCTTGTCCAGACTACCGTCCAACTCCATCAACGGCAGTGCCGTAGCAGCAATCTGTGCCACCGCTTGCAACACCACCTGCCCCTCGGCGGTGTGGTGGATTAAGGCAGGTCCATTTTCATCCTTCCACAAACACATTTCCGACTTCGTGTCCTCAGTAGCGACACTCAACTGCCGTCCACCCTCTCCCTGCTCCCAACCCTGGGTAACAGGTGCGCACTCAGTGCCCTTCGGGTGTGCTGTATCCCACGACATGATTACTTGCGGATGCTCTTGCTCTGACATTTCGGACTCCTCGGCCTGCTTCTCTCTCAACATCCGCTCTAAGTTCTCCTTCGCTAAACGGCGCTGGTCAGCCTTAGTGATGTTAAAAACCTTCCGCCCCGTGGGGTCGGCGTGCTTGCGGAGCTGCTCGATGGTCTTTTTGGCCATTACCAGTCCACTCCGCTCGTGTAACTCATACTCATCAAGCGTCTGCGCTGCCCAATCTCGCAGCGGGATGGTGTTAATGCCCTTACTCCTCGCATCTACCAACGCCTCCGGGTTAGCAGGCACAGGTACAGCGCTAAACTCAATTAGCTCCTGCTTGATAAAGTCAATACCAAAGGGTCTGTCTTCGCCCTCAGCAAACTTAAACTCCAACGGCACAAACCCCACAGAGGTAGCCTTCATAAACCCCTCAACAAACATGCGGAAGATGGAAAAAGCGAAAGGACTAATCTCCTCCGACATAAACTCCGCCCGGGACACCAGCGCCTTTTTCCCCTTCTTTATCTCATCAACCTTAACGCTCTTCGCCTTTGCAATTGGGGGCTGTGCATGGTCGTGGGCGAACAAGACAACTGGGTTTTTCTTGAATGCTGTCAGCTCCCAACCATCAACCGCAACCGTATCAAACATACGGTCAACCGCATCCGTGCTAATGATAAAATCGATGATACGCTTCTCTGTGTCGATGGTTCGGACTTCATCACATGTCCACCCCTTCCTCAACCCTAGCCCCGTCGGCGGGTCGCCGGCTTTGAGGGCGTCTTTGAACTTCAAATCGCTAACAATCTCAATACTGGGGTTATTGTCTGGCATATCTCTAACAGCGCCTCTGTGTGTCGCGAGCGAGTTTAAAAAGCTATATCTAGTAAGCCATACAATTATTTGCTTTGCAACCTCAACCCCCTTATTGCCCCCGCCTTTACCTATGTTATAATTAACAACCGGCAACCAAGGGAGATTGAGGTATGGGCAAACTCAGCAGAAACCGCGCCTGGTGTAAGGCGTACCAAGCGCGGGGGCAGCGGGAGGAGAACAAGCGGCGGCGGCAACGGCGGCACCTGCGGCGGATGGTGCGGCAGGTGGAGAAAGTGGTGGATAGGTTAGAGCTGAGAAAACGAAAAGAGAAGGAGGAAGAACAAGTAGAGAAAATACAGCAGCAGCTTACAAAGAAACGCCAGGTGTTAAATGACTTTGAGAAGAGGTTAGAGGGATGCTAACAGCAGAGATCAAAGTAAATGGGTGCCTGGCAGTACACGTGTACTGCCACAATACGGGGATTGTGGGCAAAGACGGGGATGTAGTATATGTGTATGAAGTATACCGCGTTAATGTCAGGGAGGGAGGGCAGCAGCAAGCCCTACACAAAAGTACGGTTGCACATAACCCAAAGGATGGGGCAGAGGGGTTGATATACAAAATCCTGGGACGAGTTATAGGGGCGGCAACTGATGGTAAAGAGGACGAGAAATAAGCTCCCAGAGAGGGTAGGACTCGGAGAGGCGGACTTTCACCTCGAGTGGTTCTCCGGCACGGGCAGGGGAGGGCAGCACCGGAATAAGCACCAGAATTGTTGTCGTGTAACCCACATAGCAACAGGTATACAGGCCCAGGGGACCGGCAGTCGCTCGCGAGAGCGCAATAAGCGGGATGCGCTCGCGGTGTGTCGGGCGCGGGTAGTGGAGCTGTACCGAGAGGATGCGGAGCGGTATAGGGCTACGGATGAGAGGGTGCGGACCTACCATGCTGAACGGAATGAGGTGTTGGACCACGCCAGCAAGACTCGCCTTCCCTACAAACAAGTGCTCGACGCTAAAGGCCTCGACACCCTGATTCGCGCCAGGGCACTAGCGATCAACTCTGGAGAGGCAGGAGAAGACGGTGGCTTTTAACCCCACCTACACGTACAACTGGCCGCAGGTCATTAGTGATCTGGAGCACAACCGCTACACCCGCAAACAGTGTGTGGAGGTGCACATAGCTGCGCATAACTGGGCGACTTGCCCAGCGGGGAGTTGGGCTGATGAGGAGATGCTTTATTTGCATGGTGGTAAGCCAAAGGACCAGCGACTCACGGATTTAGCATGCGTGTTCAGCTATTACATCCAAAAACTAATAGACACGGGCTTGCGTGGATGCTGCACTATGTCCGCCGCTAATGCGGCGCGTAAGGCATTGCGGCGTATTGGGGTGCGTATACAGGAGTTGGGAGCAAAAAGGGGGGCAGGAATTAGGCAATGCGGTTGTAGCCCAATCGGGAAGAGGCAGAGGATTTAAGTCCCTCTCAGTGTGGGTTCGAGTCCCACCAACCGCACCAATGTAACGTCGGTATATGTGTGTAGGTATGGTGCCGGGGGTGGGGGTCGAACCCACAACATCCGGTGCTTGAGGCCGGCGCCTCTGCCTATTTGGGCCACCCCGGCAGGGGGTTATAGTATACGTGGCGTGCGCGGCGGAGGGCGACAGAAAGTTACAGAAAGCGGGGTAAAAGAGAATGGATACAATGAGCTATGAGCGGTATTTGGCGGATGTACGGTTTGGGGTTTGGGCAGCGGGGTACCAGGCGGAGCGGGTGAATCAGAAGTGGGTAAGGGAGTGTTATAGCGCGGGGGTCCCGCTAAAGGAATGCTGCAATGCAGCAGTGTTGCACGCAAGAAGGGACTATGAGGAGAGCAGGAGGTGGGAGGAGCAGATGATG